TTTTCTTTAATAAGGACCATATCTTGTGACAAGGAGAACGTTCGGCTGAGCGTCCAACCTCCAAGTGCGATGAGCATAGCCAACAATGCAGTAATAATCTTATCATTCATAATTTTCGTTTTTACATTCACAATTATCACACACGCATGCTCCGCCTTTATCTAATTCATCTGGAGGTAGGTGCATTGGACTATCACAATGACAATCACACTGACAATTTTTACATTTACCCATCTTTTTTTTCTTCAATTTCGTAGAAAAAGTTATCGGTGTCTTCCGTTCTCCATTTCCGAGTGTCTTCTACATTCCACTCAGAAGTTTGAACTTTCCAGTCAGGAATTTCATCCTTAACTGTAAACGATGGAATATCCCATATTAATCTATTGTTTGGCTGTGCCGCATAATTGCCGTTTTCTAACGCAAGTATGTGTGCGCACTTATGTTCGTGCGGGATCTCCGAATGATCTGTGTCTAGTATATTACTATCTGGGTGAGCAAAATCAACTGTAAAAAGGTACGCACCATGGTACCATTTTTTTATCTTTACCAATGTATTTGCCAGATTGTCCGTCTAAGATATCATAAGAAGTAACAGCAGGGTGGTAACTAAAACAATTCCAAAGCTCCAGCTCGTCAAGTCGCATCCTAGGTATTTCTTTGACATCAAACCCTCTTTGAATAAAGGCTGAAATAGGCAGTCTATAAAATATTGCACCATTTTCCATAATTGCATGAAAAAGTAACGGACGACCAGTAATGGACGAAAGCCCAAATATGATGCAGTCTTCAACTTCGCCATGATGTTTTTTAAGATCATAGAGATACTCTCTCCTGATCTGTGCATACGTCACAGGAATATTTACATTGAGGTAAGCCATAGCGCATTACAAAATTATAGCGCCAATGACAAAACCAATAACAAAACCAATGATGTATTCTCTATAGTATAGAGACCACACCTCCCATTTTACTTTTAATTGTTTCAAAAATTGTTTCATTTTTCCTCCTCTTTTATATTACCCCAGTTTGGTCCGGATTCATAGTCTACTTTGTTAGGCACTTCAAGTGAAACTGCGTCTTCCATTATTTCTTTTATCTTATCTGCATTATCACTAACTGATATATCTAATTCATCATGAACTTGTATATGTGGAATAATTCCTTCTTTGTGTAATTGAATCATTGCTTTCTTTGTCATGTCAGCAGCTGATCCTTGTATTAATCTGTTTAAAGCTTTGTATGTGTAAGCCCGTTTAATCCCTGGTCCGTGTTCCCTGAGCGCTGCATCATGTGGTAATGCTTTATGAATACCAAATTGATTTGGCTCCCACAAATGGAAACGACAAAGACGACCCAGTAATGTTCTAATCTTACCTGAGTCTTGTGCTCTTCTCATTACAGCATCCATCATTTGTTTTACGAATGGAACTTTTTTATGATACTGTTTAAATAGTTCATCTGATTTTTCTTTTGACACACCTAGTTCTGCTTGTAGTTTATTTTTACCCATACCATAGAACAGACCAAGATTTATGGTCTTAGCCTGTCCCCTCGGTATCTCTGCCATGTCTGCCACGATAGTATGGAAATCGGCATTGCCTTTTTTATAGGCTTCCAACACTTCGTCCACGCCATAGAGATTCTGTAAAGCTGCATAATGCACTACCAACCTAGGCTCTTGCTGAGAATAGTCAAAACAACCCCATGTATGGCCCTCCTCAGGTATAAATAATGACCTAATCCGTGGTCCAAGTTCCTTGTTTCTAGCAGGAATCTGCTGAAGATTTGGATTAGAATAACTGAATCTACCCGTCACTGTTCCACCATTATCTGATCTTAATTGGTTTATTTCTGCATGAATTCTTCCTTTGTGATTATGTTTTAATATGGTATCAATAAACGTGGTATGCGCCTTGTTTATTTCACGAGCGCGGGCGATTCTTTTCACCAGTGGGTGGGGGTGATTTTGAAGAAAGTTTTTTGTAAATGATGGAGAATTTGTTTTTTCGGTGCGGTCAAATTGTAGGTGAAGTTTTTCAAAAACTTGCGCTATCGACCTCGCTGCCCATATTTGGGTATCTACTCCAGTTTCTGCTTTTACTAATTTTAAGCATTCTTTTTCTTCTGCTAGTAATTGTTCTTTTAATTGATGAGCTGCTTCAATATCTACTCGTACTCCTAAAAAACGCATATCGATTAGGCAAGGGAAAAGTTCAGTCTCTAATTCAAAAATAGATTGTATATCTTGGTGTAAAATTTCTTTCTTTAGTTCTTGCCAAAGTTCATAAGTAAGCTCAGCATCTTTTTCTGCATAAGCACCTACATACATAGCTGGTAGCATATACATTTCTGCTTTAGGATCTACTCCCCAACTTTTCGCTGCATCATACAAAGCTGATTCATCTTTGCCTTTGCCTATGTATCTTCTGCTACAACTGTTTAAGTCATAACGCATTTGATTTTCATCTACAATTGCGGCAGCAATCATAGTATCAACAATCTTACCATTTATTTTAAGTCCTAAAGATCTAAGCCAACAAACGTCATACATTGCATTATGAAATATTTTGATAGAATCTGTGTTTAAAACTTCTTGAAACCATTTTAAAACTTTGTTTCTATCCATATTACCACCACCTTCATGAGCAATTGGATAATAAGCTGACCATCCTTTAACAGCGACTGCAATACCAGTAACGTCTCCTCTACCAGTGACAGCACCTGACCCCATTTTAACTAAATCAGGATCTTTAGTTTCTAAGTCAATTGCAATCTCATCGTATTTAGATAAATCAGGAAAACTTTCAGGCGGCAACCATTCTGTTTGTGGTTTAAATAAAGGTGGTTGCATCACTTAACAATTCCCCAAGAATTATTTTTTTGTTTTTTTATCTCTTTCACTTCTTCAGGATAGTCTCTATCGATCGCCATGTCAATATAATGTTTTGCTTTTAGTAAATCCTGCTTTTGATTTTTTTGTTTGTGACGACATAAATATTTAATTGCGTTTCCTTCAGCAAAAGGAATATTATTTTTATTTATAAACTCACTAGGTTGAATGACCATATTTTGATAGTGAGTCCCTCCCACTTGCTTTTTATATATATCACTCATAGCTTTCACTTTTTATTAATCGTTTAATATATTCTTCATGTTTTCTTTCTTTAACTTCTGGTCTACGACTATATGCTAAATCCCATGCTCTACCCTTTTCACTTTTTCTCCATTTTTTTCTTGCTCGTTTTCTACTTTCTGCGTAAGGGTGACTCATAATTTATATCCTTTGTATTCTTTTTTGGGCTCTATAATGTGTAAATGTTCCTTGGTCCGTGTTGCACCAACATAGAATAATCTATTCTCGTCGTCAGGATTTTTTTCATAAGACGTTAATGTGTTTTCACTAAGGTCAGTTAATAAAACTACATTTTGTGATTCGCCACCTTTAGCTCCATGTATTGTTGATAATTCTATTCTTGGATCCTCTTTTAATCTTTCTCCATTTCTTCTCATTTTTTTTAAATAGTTTACATCTCTTTTAGCTGCATTGTCAAATGCTTCAAACCAAGTCATTTTAGTTTTTAAACCATATTCTTTTGTAAGTTTATCTATGCCATAATAAGATCCTTTAGTCATACCTTTAAGCATTTTCTTATTAAATTTATCAGAACTCATATAAGCTGAAATTTTTATTAATTGTTCTTGAGTTAATAGTTGACCTTGACGTAAAATGTTCCCAGTCTACAACAGCAGAATAAAGTTCTTTTTCTTTAGTCTTTTTATATTTATTTTTATAATACCAACCATTTTGATATATGTGGTTTTCTAATTCGTTAAGCATATATTTAGTTCTTGCCAATACTAACCATTCACCTGAGGACATATCTATTTGTTCAAACTCTTCATATCTAGATAAAGACCCTTCATGAACTTTAGGTTTCCATGATTTATCAATTCTATTTTTAATTCTATTAATAATTACCCATNGCTAGTATTGTGTAACTTTAGCTGGTATTCTATGTGACTGTATCAATGGAAGCATCTGTCCTTCTTGTGACAATAAATGAATCTACATCAGATCCAGCCCATCTAAAGATAGCTTGATCATCATCACCTGCAATAAATGAATCGGTAGTTTTATTCCAAATACTTTTAGCCATATCCCATTGCATTAATGATAAATCTTGTGCTTCATCTATAAATACTACGTCAAATTTAGGAGACTTATCTGACTTAATAAAATCTAATATCATGTCATTAAAGTCTATTAGACTATTTTCTTTTTTATATTTTTCTAATTCGGTAGCAATTGTAATAACTTTATTTCTTTCTAAGTCACTGTTATGTTCTCCTGCATCATATAGTTTTTCAGGAGCAATGTTTCTTAGTTTAGCTAGATTTATTAATCTTAAATACTCACTATCTGTGGTAAAAAAACCATTGTGGTCATCTTCATATTTAGCATAACCTATATCTTCTTTAACTCTTTTACCAAAATCTACATAGTGTCTGCGCTGCATTACGTCTTCTTTTTTAATACCTAGTCTTCTAAATGCTAATGAATGTAGTGTTCTAAAATAAGGAAGATCATCCTCAGTTAAATTAAATTTTTTTATTGCTTCATCTCTTGCGTGGTACGCAGCTTTTTGTGTAAACGCAAAGTATCCAACTTTATCAGGATCAGTTTCTTTTAAATAATCATCTACCTTATTTAATAATGTAGTTGTCTTCCCAGTTCCAGGTGGTCCTAATACTATTGTTTTCATTAAAAAGGTGCTTCCTCTTTGTATATAATATTCTTTTTAGTTTCTTGTTTCTTATCAAATTCTTTCACAGCAAAGACTCTAATCTTTTCTTTACTTACTCTTTTGTTTTCACAATTACATTTTTCTTTTAACATTTTGTCCTGTTCTTGAATAACCAAGATCCCATCTTCTACGCATTAAAAATTGATGGTAGAATCTATCAAATACAAAATGATGATAACCTTCAGAATTCCAAACACCTCCTTTAGGTAAATCTAAAGGATTATCTAATTGAGTTCTGTTCAAACAATATTCTTCTAAATGATTATTTAACTGGTCATCTGTTTTCATACCAGCTGCTGGCTCCGTAACTTCGGCATTGTTTAATAATTGATTTGTAATTAATACCCAATCTTTTTCTTTTAATGTTGGTGGTCTAAATCTTAATTGTTTCATACAAGCCTCTTGAAATAAACTTTGTTGTCTTAAGTATTTTACATTTTCTAAGTATAATCTTTCTCCGTCTACATTTAGATAGTAGTAAGGATCCTCCAGATCAATAACCTGGAGGTCGGTTAGCCCAGGAAACATTATGTCCTGACCTATACCAAACTTTCTTTTTCGACATAAACTTTTGTCACACATACTACACATGGGCTCGTCATTACATTTATATCCCCATTCTTTTTTCTCATGTTGTTTTTCTATTATTTGAACTTCCGAATCAGATAAAGGCGTTGACATTGCAGTTGCATTAAATAAAGTAATTTTTGATTTCCAATTACTTGGCCATTTTTGTTTTGCATATACTCCGTAGTGAAACAATGCATTATTTCTACCACCTTCTCCAATTTTATTTGCTGCTAGAGTTTCAATACATGGAGGAGCATCACTATATTCTGATTCAGGTCTTTTAATTTCAATTTCTTGTATTTGTTTTAAATTTTGAACACATCTTTCATACAAACCATAGAAACCCTTAAGACTAGCTGCACTTCCATTTTCAAGAAACGCATATCTTGTTGTATTATCTCCATTAAAGTATGGTAAATTTAAAAAATTTCCTGTATCATCTTTCGATTTTAATTCTGTTTGTTTTGGAAATACCTCAGATCCACCATAACCTAATATAGCTTTTATCTGATTTAATTTATCTCTCATTAATTTTGCTTCAACATATTCAGAAGTAAATAAGAATACATGTGCACCACCACTCTTAGATCTAAACACTATCAATGGTAATTTTAAATTTTTAATTTTGTTAATTAACTTAAGATGATCAAATCCTGCATAAGAGTCTATATCTATACAACCCCATTTACAGTTATTGTCATCATTAATTGGAATTACACCAAGACTATCTATACCTTTTAAATGATTGTTCCACAGTTGATCTGTGACAGGCTCTCGTTTAACAAAGGATTGACCCTTAACTTTTTCACCGTTGCCATTTGAAGTTCCTAACTTAGTGACACCATGAGCACGTTCTAATCCTTTAAATATATTTTTAAAATTTTCTACCGACATAAAATTTTTTAGCGTGGGCGGTTTCCACTCTCGCTTTACCGCCCACTACCTAGGATTAGTATGGAGTACTAGAATTTTCTTCAGATCCATGCTTAGCTTGAACTTCGCCTTTGCCTACTCTTTCAGCAAAGCCTTTAGCTATGTCATAGATTGATTTATCTGATACAGGACCAACTTTTGTTACATCCCATCCAAACCATGTTCCTTTGTCATTAGACATTTGAACAGTCTTTAGATTATAAATGTGGCTGTATGTTGGCGGAGTAAATAATCCGTTTTTGCCCTGCATTTTAATTCCCATCATCATTGAGTTCCATTTTCTACTCACTTTTAATTGAGTAGCTTTCATAGAAATCAAAGCTGTAGTTGGACTCTTACCTAACAATATCACAAAGTGATTTGCAGTGTTCTCAAGATAATTACCATTTGGTAATCTATCTTTAAAAGATTTATCCCTAGTCGTTTGACTAACGATATCACTGTCGGCTTCGTGAATTGCTACTGGCGCACCAGTGCTAGTTCCACGATCTTGCCACTCAATATATTGTCTCTTGTAAAACACGGGAAGTACATCCACTGCATCATACAATTCATTGGTAACAGTATTAATTATCTTGCCGGGCTCTGCACCTTCGACATATTTTCCATGAGTTTTATTTACCTCAGGAGATAATTGTCCCAAAACTTTTAAGAAAGGCAACGCAAGATCTTCTTGCGAAATGTTTTGAGCACCTTTATTAGCATCAGCTTCAAATAAATTCGTTGCTAATGCT